CTGTGCCTTTCTTTATTATTAACAATAACATTGCGTTAAGTATTACACCATTTTATTATTGGAGTGTATAAACTAAGGAGTAGTGATGATATTTCCTCAATTATCGAATATGTACCTTGATGATGCCGATAGAGATATTCAAGGACGCATGGAAGCCTGCTATACGCAAGCTATTATGGCTAATATGAGTTTTTGGAATGATGCAGACCTTGATAGTAGGTTTTATGCAGGTGACCAAACCGTATATGCGGCCCTTTATAACAATGTCCCTGGTATCAATAAACGTACGTTTACATTTAACCGCATCAAACGTGTTGTTAATATGGTTTCTGGTAACCAACGAAAGAACCGTAAGCAAACTGTTGTAGTTCCTGTAGAGAATGGTGACCAAGAGACAGCAGACCAATATTCAAAGATAATATCTTATATACATGATCGTGAGAATGTCCTAGAAACGATATCAGAAGCATTTGAAGCATCATTGATCACAGGCCTTAGTTTTCTTCAATTGTGGGTCGATTTTCGCAATGATCCTCTTTCTGGTGATATCAAAGTATCTAAATGTGATTACAACTCATTTGTTGTAGATCCTTATTTTAGAAACCCTGATATGAGCGATTGTAATTTTTTATGGAAACGATCATTTCTAACTAAGCGTGAGATTATATCACTTGCACCGAATAAGACAGATATTATTGCAGACCTTTATGGCGAACAGATGAGAGATGGCAAGTTTAACTTTATGCCTGAATCATATGGTTATGCTATGAAGAATCTTCTTACCTACGATGAATTCTATTATCGTGATTATCGTGAGCAGACTATGCTTATCGATAAGCAGACAGGTGAAACACTTGAATGGAAGAGCCAAGATGAAGAGCGTTTAAAGCTATTCTTGCAAACATATCCACAGGTTTCTATTGTAAAGCAAACAATACCTACAGTTAAGCTTGCTATATTAGCCCAAGGTAAAACGTTGTATGACGGGCCTAATCCTTTAGGAATTGATACGTATAACTTTGTGCCTGTGTTCACGTACTGGCAACCTGAACTACCCTATATGAGTTTCAGAATACAAGGTATAGTACGTAATCTGCGCGATGCTCAGTGGCTCTATTCTCGTCGTAAAGTGATTGAACTTGATATGCTTGAAAGTCAGATCAACTCTGGTTGGAAATATAAAGAGAATGCCTTAGTTAATCCTGCAGATGTGTTTATGTCTGGTCAAGGTAAAGGGTTATGTCTTAAAGAAGAAGCACAGATGACCGACGTTGAACAAATAACTGCTACACCTATACCACCTACAACACTACAAGTTTCTCAGATCCTAGGGCAAGAGATCAACGAACTTGCTGGTGTTTCAGAAGAGCTTCTCGGTACTGCTACAGATGATAAGGCGGGTATATTATCGATAGTCCGCCAAAATGCTTCTCTTGTTACTTTGCAGCCTGTATTTGATCAACTTGATAGGTCGCAGCGTCTTCTGGGTAAAATGATGATTGATGTTATATCATCGAACTATATGCCTGGTAAGATCAAAAAGATCCTTGGCGGCCAAGAACCTACTGCACAGTTCTACAATAAGGCTTTTGGAATCTACAATGCACGTGTTGAAGAGGCTGTACTTACGCAGACACAACGGCAACTTGAATTTGTACAGTTATTACACTTACGTGAAGTTGGTGTTCCTGTACCTGATGATGTGCTACTTGATACGTGTACCTTGCAGAACAAGAATGATCTTGTCAAACGTATAGAAGCGCAACAACAGCAACAACAACAGATGGCGCAGCAACAGCAGCAACTTGAGATGCAACAACTTGAGATGCAGAACAAGCTTGTTCAATCACAAGTTAATGCTAATGAAGGAATGGGCATGGAACGTATCTCGCGTATGGCTGAAAATAGAGCATTAGCGGAAGAACGTAGAGCGCAAGCAGTACGTGATGAAAACTCTGCACTTCTTGATCTTGTTAAAGCACTTAAAGAAATAGACAATGCTGATCTTGATCAGTTGCAGAAACTGTTAACTATGCAAGGTATGATAAAATCTCAAGAAATGCAGAATGCAATGCAAACTGAAGTAGTTAAACCAATGAAGGAATCTAATGGAACAAGACCTATGCGACAAACTCGCAGAAAAACTCAAAATAACGTGGGACAAGTACGACAAGAACCAATTCAAACAGGGTATGAAGGTTGAGTTGGAACATGGCAAGAAATCTAAAAAGACTGATGTAACACACAACGATCCATTAAAGACTGCTAAGATAGTATTGGCACATCTTAATGAAAAGAAAGATTACTATACAAGACTCAAAAAAGTTGAAAAGTAGTTATTATAAGCCCTCTGTAGTAGGGGGTAAATCCTTGTCTACAATGTAGACAGTTCTACGAAAGGCGTACTATGGCAAAGAGATTCTACGGGTCCATCAAGGAACAAGGTATGGACTATGTACATTCACAAGAAAGAGCAGACGGTGCTATGATCCGTGAAGATTATAGTAAGATGTCTAATCTTCCTCAGAATGTAGTGATTCGTGAATATCCTGCACGTGAATATTTCTTATCTGATGAACTCCATGGCGATACACTTCGTGGTGTAGATGAGCAAATCAATCGTCTTGATGGTGCAGCATTGCGCAGATCAAAGAACCCTAAAAAGGTTTAAGATGCCTGCAATGATTAGATCTTCTAAGAATCAGAAGATAGTGAACGGTATTATAGGCAAGCCTAATGCGCTTAATGAGAAACAACCAAGTAATATGGCTCGTGTTAACAGTTCACTAAAAAACCAAGAATCATCACGCTTAAGATAATAGAGGGGGCTTCGGCCCCCTTAGGAAATATATGGCAAAAGTATCTGTTAAAAATCCTATGCTCTCATCTGGTGAAACTCCTATGCCTTCATGCAAACGTAAAAAGGCTGCTAAGGGAAAAATAGAAAAAGTTATGCATGAATGGAAAGAAAAAAAATTGCGTTCTGGTTCTAAAAAAGGCCCTGTAGTAAAGGACCGTAAACAAGCTTTGGCAATAGCAATCTCAGAGTCTCGCAAAGCTGCTCAAGGTAAAAAGAAATAATCCCATAGCCAAATCTATATTGCTTTATATTGTAGATTTGGCTATTGTCCTTACAAGAGTAGTAATATCCTATAGGGATAAAGGGAGTGTAGTGAAGCGACAAACTGTAGGAAAACTTTCCTGCGATCTTCTTTCTAAATCTGATGATAAACATACTATTCAAGAACAGATGTCTGAGCAGTTACAAGACTATGATAAAGAACTGTATAGTTGTTTTTATGATAATAAAGATAAGTATACAGGTATCTTTTATATTGTAGTGCTCACACGTGGTGACCGTTTGTTGTACAATGTCATAAGACACATGTTTTTTGCACGACATTCATGCCCGACACCTGATTACGATCAATGTGTTTACCAGTGTCATAAAGATTGGCCTGAGCCTAAATTTATGTGGGTTATACCGTGCAAAGATTATTGCTTATATCTTAAAGATCTTATTACAGTTCCAGAAGAACATACGCCCATATATCCGTTTGTTCGTGACTTTTATAATGGGACCTTACTTTCTTTATGTAAAAAACTTAATCATGAAACAGAAGATACAGGGCAACTTATTCTAGGAGAGCCACATGGCTGACAATGAAGCATTAGAAACACAAGAAGTAGTAGAAACTCAACCTGTTGAGCAAGAAGTTCAACAACCTCAACAAGAAGCTCAACAAGGTCCAACACCTCAAGAAAGTTTTAGAGAATTACGTGCTAAAGTAGATCGTATAGAACGTGAACGTGATGAATATGCGCGTATGGTCCAGCAAATGCAGCAACCTAAGCAACAAGTTGAAGAAGACGAAGAGATCAGACTTAACCCTGATGAACTTGTTGAAGGTAAACATCTATCTGCATATGAGAAAAAGCTTCGCAAAATAGAGCAAAAGATACAACAACAAGCACAGCAGAATGCTGCTATGAACGCTGAAGCACTTATTCGCATAGAAATGCCTGATTTTGATAAGATTGTTACTAAAGAAGCAGTGCAGGCTCTACAATATCAGTTTCCTGAACTTGCAGAATCTATTGCTAACAACAATAATCTGCATAGTAAGGCAAAAGCAGCCTATCAGGCTATAACTAAGCTTAATCTTTCTCAGAATTATTCAACTGAAACAGAAGTTATTACTAAAAATACAGCAAAACCAAAACCCTTGGCTTCATTATCCCCTGCCCAAGGTGATAGTCCTTTAACACATGCTAATGCGTTTGCTAATGGGCTTACTAAAGAACTTAAAGACAAGCTCTATCAGGAAATGCTTGACGCCGCTTCACGTTAAGCATTAAAAATCCCTATAGGTTCACAATAAACCTATAGGGAAAAAAGGAGAGTAGTAATGAAGCTCAGACAGTATAACTCAAAATGGCATATGTTCAAGAGGTCTATTGTCTTTAAGGTTATTTTGATTTATTAATAAATATGAGCGCAATATGCAGTGACGCTCGCTGCACATATCGACGCAATGAGTACTCGTCATACTCCTTCGGCGCAACTGTAAAGATCTCGCCAATCTTAGTCTACATTATAGTTTTGTAGTAATGAGGTCATCATGCCTATGACAACTACGAGCACACTACCATCACCAGTGCAGCAAAGCTTCAATGCTAAGCTTCTTAGTGTGCCTACTCCGAATTTTATATTTAATTTGGCTGCATTAAAGCGTAAGATGCCAGCTAACGGGGGAAATACGCTCAGACAAAGGCGTTACAATCAATTAAACGCAGCCCTCGTTCCATTGGGAAATGCGGGAGTTACACCACCAGCGCAACAATTAACCGCTGTCGATATTGACGCTAAGATAAGTTTTTATGGCACTTTCATCCAATTGAACGAGCAGGTAAACTAGTTGCCTGCTATAAATCCGCTCTGATTGACTTGGAACTCTGACCGGGTAAAGCCGAAGACAACAAGGGCCAAGTGTCATGAGTCCATGGAAGAATAATTACGACAATGCAAATTACGAATTTCATTAAACAAACGAAGGCGCAAATCGAGTATATCTTGAGTAACTGGTTTAGTACCTGCCGCTCCTCTATGCATTCCAGTTTGTTTATATGTTTCTCGCATTTTAAGCATTATTTCGATTTCCTTTTTCTTGCATTGAGAGAAAGGGTATATAAGTTCGCATATATGCGTAACAAGTTCTCCATGGATTATCCATCTGTAGACATCTTTACGGGAATTATTAGGAAGTTGTTTCCTTGTATATTTGCTAATACATCCATCAAATGTTTTTTGAAGCCAATTAATAAGGTTTTTAGACGTATTTGTGACTTCGATATTTGTTTGGTAGTAGGGAACTCCTTTTTTGCTCTTGCTAAAATTTCCGATATAGATACTTCCTTCGCCATCAATAATACCTGCGAGGTAAGCAATATCTTCGATGGAGTAGTCTTTTCTTATGTACGATCTATATTTCATAATTTATCCTTTTATTTGGTATGTGTATACACATTATACGTAAGAAAGAACATGATGTACAGGCTGACAGACTTAGGCGAGTGGACACCGAAAGGTGAAGCGAAAGTCGGGACTGTATAGAAATATACAGAGCAGGGAATAACAAGACCTGCCGCCAGAAATGGTCATATAAGTAACAGATTGAACCTTACAGGCACAAGATGCACCTTTAAATGAGGCTGCAATTCGTCTTGGTGTTTCACTGCGTTTGACAGAAGATACACTTACCAGAGATATGCTTGCAGCAACTGCAGGACAAATTAACTGCGTAGGCGGTGTCAACGGAGACAACCCTACTGAGATCACACTCTCCGATGTAGAATCGGTAACAACCACTTTGTTGTCAAACAATGCTTATACCATTCTTGATAACATAGAAGGGGAGAATCGTTTCGGCACAGCTCCCGTCAGGGATTCCTATTTGGCATTTACTCATACCAATATGACGGGACAATTATCAAATGTGCAAGGATTTATTCATAAGAATAACTATCCTTCTCAATCTAATATTGCACGTTCAGAATGGGGCAGTATTGGCAACTTGAGATTCTATGTAACCTCAAATGGGTCCTATACTGAAGCTGCTTCTGCTGCAGGTGCAAGGGTCTACAATACCTTTGTAACAGGTATGGAAGCCTACTCATATATTGAGCAGGACCATATGAGTGCCACCTTTATTTATCGTCCAGCTATCTATGATGGGCCATTGGCTCTCAATTGCACAGTTGGCTATAAATTCGGTGCATGCCCTCGTCTCTTGAATGATCTTTGGTTGTTCAACTTACGTTCAACAGTAGCTTAAGGAGAAGATCATGGCTTTCGGAACATTATTGGATTCTGGATATTTTATTGCTGATGGATCTGCGAAGATATTACCTTTTGTACAGGGTGTATCTTGGATCAAACTTGTTAATATGACAGAAGCTGCTGCTGCTAATGCATCTCATGGTGTAGAATACTTCTGGCAACCAGGTATGATTACCAATGACTGTTTAGTCACTATGCGTAATGCTGCTGCGACAGAAATGAATACTACTACTGCTTTGGCTTTAGGTGTTAACGGCATCAGACTTGTAGATACGTCTATTATTCAGACACCTGATCTTACACGTACGCCAACTGCGATTAGTAATGCTGCTATACCTGTAGTATCTGACGTAGGTTGTGCTGCTGCAGGTCTTGCTGCAGGTGACATTGTACGTATGTATAGTACACTTGGTGCATTACAGATTGATGGTATTGATTTTACTGTTGGTACTGTTAATGCAAATGACTTCCAATTGGCTCATATGGCACAGATCGTAGCAGCTGCTGCACCAGGTGCAAGCGCACGTTATGTACGTATACCATATGATTCTTATTGGTATCCTAAACATCGTTACATTTCTAAAGTACGTGCATGGCCTACTGATACAACTAAAGCGCAGATTACTTTAACAGTAACTCATGGTTATCAGATTGGCCAAAAGGTTCGTTTTGTAGTGCCTGCACAATATGGCATGACACAACTTAACGGGCTTCAAGGTACTATTATTCAGATGAATGTAACTGATACTAATTCGACCAATACAATCATAGTTGATATCGATGTTAATGCATTTACAGCATTTACATTCCCATTGACTGCAGCAGTGCCATTCAGTCCTGCAATGGTTGTACCTATTGGTATGGATACTGCTGAAGCTCTTGCTCCAGTACCACCATTACCAGCATTTCCACCATATGACATCTTGACTGATGCAACTAAGAATATTGCTTATAGAGGTCTTATTCTTGGTGCAGGTATTACATCTCCAGCAGGATCGGTCAATGACAAGATCTTCTGGTATGCAGGCACAAGTTACGGTATGTAATCATGGGGGCTTCGGCCCCCTATTTCTTAAGGAGTAGTTATGGCAGCACAATTGAATACTGAATCAAAAACAGAAAAGAAGCAGAAACCCAATCTCAAGTATATGCGCGATAAAGACAGAGAGCCTGTCAAAGGTATCTTCAGATATTATGAAGCGCCTCTTGGTACCTTATCGTTCTGTTATAGGGCATATAAAGAAGATCCAGTTGAGACCTTCAATCTTAAAGATGGTCAAGTATATACCATACCATTAGGCGTAGCCAAGCATCTCAACAAATCAGGTTGGTACCCAGAATATCAGTTTGTTCCTGGTGAACCTGGTATTGTAGGAGCATTCTCGCCTGATGGAACGCGTATGCAGATAGCACGTAAAGTACGTCGTTATGGATTCCAGAGTTTAGAATTCTTGGATATTGATGATCTTGGTGAACCAACGGATATTGTAGAAGTAACAAAGGCTGAATAACATGTGTCCAATATCACCTGTACAATATCCGATGTTCCAACCTGCGATGCGTGAGATAACAGGCATTACCAACACTGACCCTGCTATCGTAGCTACATCGTTTGATCATCAATATTATACAGGACTTATTGTGCGTTTGGATATCCCTAAATCATATGGCATGCAAGAACTTGACGGTTGGATCGGTCCTATCGAAGTTTTAACACCGACACAATTCGCACTTGATATTGATGCTACTTTGTTTGAAGCTTTTATTGCAGCAGGAACAGAACAGAGTCCACAAGTTATTCCTGTAGGTCAGGATACACTGCTTCTGTTTCAAGCTACACGCAATGTCCTACCATACTAAGGAGAGAGTATGCCAGCACCTTATACATCGTTACAGAATATATATACGATTGTACGTAGACTTGTTCGTGCACCATCAACAGCACAATTGACCAATGATGATATCAATGATTATATCAATCGATTCTACATGTATGATATGCCTCAACATCTGCGTATATTTGACTTAAAACGAACGTTTACCTTCTATACTAGGCCTTATATCGGCGATTATAGTACTGATACTGTAGACCCAACTTCTGCTTTATATGAGTTTAAAAATAAATATACATCTGTTCATGAACCTTGTTATGTAGCAGGGCAACGACGCCTGTTTTCTCAATCACGAGAACAGATATTCAATATATATCCCAATATATCTCAGATTGGTCAAACAGGTTTATTCGGTGATGGTATAACAGTAAACTTTGCAGGGACATTGCCTACAGGTGCAGTTCCATCTGGTGTTCCTGTTATGCAGAACCATGTACTCTTTAACAGTATAGGACCCAATTACTATGGTCTTGAACTTCATGATGTACCAACTGATGCTCAAACAGGTACTCTTACAGGTGATGTAGGCGGTGGTGCTAATACAATCAACTATATTACAGGTGTTTATAATCTATCATTTGCAGCTGCTCCTCTTGCAGGACAACCTATTAATTTCCAAGTTGTACCTTATCAACCTGCGATACCGCAAGCAGTACTCTTTTATGATAGTGTGTTTACGTTGCGGCCTATACCTGACCAAGTATATCCTGTCACCTTTGATGTATATGTAGTTCCTACTGAACTTCTTTCGACAGATCTGACCCAACATCCTGATATTAACCAATGGTTCCAATATATAGCATATGGAGCTTCACGTAAGATATTACAAGAACGTTTGGATATGGACAGTTTAGCACTTATAGAGCCTGAATATCATAAGCAAGAACTTCTTTGTCTGCGTAAGACTAATATGCAGCTTTCTAATCAGCGTGTTGCTACAGTATATACTGAGGGTTCCGCAAACTGGCCGTACGGGGGATGGGGTTTCTTTAACAGCCCATACTAAGGAGAGATTATGCCATATTATGATACGCCGTTGGCTGCCAATAGAATCAATGCTACGCAGCCGTTAATACGTGCAAATTTTGGTGCTATAAATGGTGGGTTTACTATAGATCATATTCCTTTTGATGCACCTGGAGATATCGGTAAACATAAAAAAGTAACATTAGTACAGCAACCTGCACCTGTTTTTGGAGTTGGTGAAATAGGATTCTATAATCTTGCAGGAGCGCTTCTTTATCATAACCTTGCTGGTGCTAATCTTGATATAAGCACTAAGACTGCTCAATCTGTTACATTACCTTCTGGTTTGATTATTAAATATGGAGTACAAGGAGGAGCAGGAGCTAATGGTCCTAAGACTATTGCATATGTAGCACCATTTCCTACTGTTTGCTATACAGTTGTAATTTCTGTGTATGATGCAGCTCTAGGATTCAATCAATATTACGCTGCATTACAGAGTTATACTGTTAATGATTTTATTGTGAAGCGTTTTAGGATAGATACTGGTGCAACATCTAATTTTGGATTTTCTTGGATTGCATTAGGAGCATAAGATGGACAGATTTCTTATAGCTCCTTATGATAATGGTCTTCAGTTAGATATCAAACCATTCATGATACCTGATAATGCCTTTGCACAGCTTGATAATGCCTATGTATTCCGAGGAAGGGTTCGCAAACGTTTCGGTGCTCGTCTTATGGATGAATCAGTAGATTCTGCTCTACAACCATTACGTTCTCGTTTGCGTTATCAAGTAGGAGTTCTTGGTGGAGGCAGCGTGCTAGCAGCTAATGTTAACTGTACAGCACATGCTATAGGACAGATGTTCTCTGTAGGAGATATCTCTTTTACCGTATTCCAAGATGCTGCAGGTTTCCAGAATATGTTACGCTCTGATGGTTCTGCAGAAGTTGCACAATATTGTGTTGCAGCAGGTGGTGGTGCCTTAGCTGGAGATTTTACTATTACTATAGCAGCATATCCTGCAGGCACTCCTGTATACTTCTATCCTGCATTACCTGTTATGGGATTTGCAGAATATCAGATAGGTCATTCTATAGACAACCCAACATTTGCGTTCGATACATGTTTTTCATATGAATATCTTATTGGTGGTTGGAGTCGTATTGATGCTACTGCATGGACAGGTAACGATCATCAATTCTTTTGGAGTACCAACTGGCAAGGAGATACTCCTAGTGATACTTTACTATTTACGACCAATTATAATGCTGCTGATGGTATAACATGGTATGACCAGATTGTAGGCAACTGGGTTAGAAATACTGCAGCACAATGGAGATTCTATACTAATAAGACAGGTACTACTGATTACCTTAAAACAGCACGCATTATACTACCTTTTAAGGATCATCTAGTAGCTTTCAATACTATAGAAAGTATCAATGGTGCAGAACTTACATTCTTCAATAGAGCACGATGGTGCCAGAATGGTTCTCCTTTAGAACAAGATGGTATACCTGAAGTTATAGCATGGCGTGAAGATATACCAGGTCGTGGTGGCTGGTCAGATTGTCCTTGTAAGGAACCTATTATAACAGCGCAGTTCCTTCGTGACAGATTGATTGTATATTTTGAATCGAGTACCTGGGAATTTGTATATACAGGCAACCAGATATTGCCATTTACATGGCAACAGATTAATACAGAACTTGGCGCTAAAGCTACTATGTCACAAGTGCCCTTTGATAAAGTAGTTCTTGGTGTAGGTAATGTAGGTATCCATGCTTGCAATGGTACTCAAGTAGAACGTATTGATAGTTCTATACCTGATGAAGTATTCAAGATCAATAATGATAATAATGGCCCTGAACGTGTATGCGGCATCAGAGATTATTATACAGAGATGGTTTATTGGTCTATGGAAGTACCTACTTATCAATTATTAGCTACCTATAAATATCCTAATAGAATCCTTGTATACAATTATAGAAACTCATCATGGGCATTTAATGATGATAGTATTACAGCATTTGGATATTTTTATGCACAACAAGCTCGTACCTGGGCATCTATGGGCATGACATGGGACGATTGTGCAGATACATGGGGTTCGGGAGAACTTGCAGATCTTCCAAAACTTATTGTCGCAGGTAATCAAGAGGGTTATACCTTCTTTATTGATGTCACCAGAACACGCAATGCTCCTTCATTGCAGATAACCAATATCACCAATCCAGGTGGCGTATTTACGGTTATGAATCATAACCTACCTGCCAATAGTTATGTTCTTATAGAGAATTGCGCTGGTATGACACAGATGAACGGCAATATATATCAAGCTGTTGTTCTAGATGAGCATACATTTACGCTCGATAATATGCCTGCTCTAGGTGCTGATATATATCTGGGCCAAGGAACTATAACACGCGTAAGCAAGATAGATATTCTTACTAAACAGTTTAACTTTTACCTTAAGAACGGTGCTAATACATCTGTTAACAAGGTAGATTTCTTAGTCAACAGAGAACCTGTTGGTCCTAATGCGCTTAATCCACAAATGTATATCGAATGTTATCCTACCTATTCACAGTGTCCTCTTGTAAGTGACGGATCTCTTGCAGGTTGTTTACTTGGCAATAGTATGCTTGAATTAACACCATATCCTTCAATACCATTAGAAGGATGGCAAGATCAGTTATGGCATCCTGTATACTTCCAGAATGAAGGAGCATCTATACAGTTCCATATAACATGGACTGAAGAACAGATGACTGTTATTGATTATGTACTGTCAGATTTCCAGCTTAATGCGATGCTTATACATACAAGACCTACAACATCACGACTTTATTGATATGGCTTCAACCCTCCTTTTTTGAAGAGAATGCTTCGTCTGTAACAAGATGAGGCATTCTTAGTATTTAATGTATTCAAGTACTACAAAGGTATTGGTATAAGCAGTTTTATCATCTGTTGTTGTTATATTGATATTATTGATGTCTACATAAAGTTCTATATAACCTGGTGTAGGCCCTGCATAAGGTAGTGGTATATAATTGAGTCCTGTTGTATCAGATGCTACACCATATATACGTGTAAATTTGAACGAGGAGAGAGGATTTATTCCATGCGCTACAGTTTTATTGGCATTATTTAAAAGTGCGCCACAATTGAATACTTTCCTAAATACGTTACGTTGTGTCGGAGTCTGCGCAGAAGTAGCACTTCCTGTAGGATCAGGGAAATATAATTGGCTGCATATAAATTCAGTTAATGGATAAAATCCTGTGTCCTTGTTGTTTAATGATAATGCATGGCGGTTAATACTTTGAGTCAACAAGACTAAGAATTCTTTAAACTGTTGGCTATTGATATCCAAAGAATAAATAGATTGTATATCATAGATACTCGTATTTTCTATATAAAGTCCTGGATCTTTTTGTGATGATGGCATTATTATCTCCTTAAGGATCACTTTTAGTGTAATTCATACTACGCTTAGTATGTATATAGTTTATTACTTTAGGAGAGAAAGTATGCCAGCACAATATGGGAATCAGGTTTACCAACCTCAGGGCAATATCATGGGCCAACAGACAGCCCGACAGCCAAGTTTCGGAACACGGTTTAAAGAGTTCTTCACAGGATCTCCGATGAGATCAAACCAACTTGCATTATATACTCCAGAAGCGCAGCAAATGATGAGTAATGCAATGCGAACAGGGTTTGAAGGTCTCAAACAGTTCGATTTTGAACCTATACGACAACAGGCTATGCAGAATTATCAGCAGAATATTGTTCCTGGTCTTGCAGAACGGTTTACTTCAATGGGAGGACGTCGTTCCTCAGGGTTCCAGCAAGCATTAGGAGCATCAGGGGCAAATCTTATGAGTAATCTCGCAGCTCTTGAAGAGGATTATAATGTGCAAAGACAACCAATGTTTCAAGATCTCATGAAGATGGGTATGCAGCAACAATGGGAAAATGTTGTAAGTCCAGAAACAACTGGGTTTGGTGCTGAATTCTTGAAGAATTTACTTTCTAGTGGTGGTCAAATGGCTTCTCAGTTTGGATCTAGTGTTCTCTCTGACCCCAAAATGATTAGTGGCGTTGTAAGTAAATTGTTGCCACTTTTAGGTTTAGTTTAAGGAGTAAAAATGGCAATAGTATTACCTCAAATTAATACAGGGGCTTATATAGGAAAAGGTCTTGGTGAAGGAATGCAGAAGGGTATATCAAATACTCTTGAAACATTGCAAAAATTACGCGCAGAAGATCTCCTTTCACGCCAGCAATATCAAAGGCAAAAAGAACAGTATAAAGGAACCATGTTTGAAGGTCTTGAAGGGTTAGAACCTTCGGTTCAAGCTGCGTATGCAAGAAACAGAACTACCCAAGATAGACAAGCATTCAAAAATATAGATGTGCTTAATAAAATAACACGAAGTGAGAGATTTTGGTCGCAAATATTACCTGGAGCATCTAGGGATTTAATTGAAGGTTTGGCGAGTGCATCTGATGCTGAACGTAATACTTTTTTAATATCCGTTCTTCAAGATCCTGAAGCAAGAGAGCGTATGAAAGAAGCGCAAGCATTAGGAATGCCTTACGAGTCTCAGCAAATAGAAAAACCTAGTGAACCACAATCAACGAAATCATCTCCTGAAAAAACAAAACCTAAGAAGAAACTTACTGCGAATATTGTTGATGCTTTCTTAAAAAAATCTAATAACGATCCTATGGTAGCAAGACAAATGGCAATAAAATATGGTTATGAGGTTTAAATATGCAAGAAGCAGAAGACATATTTAAAAAGCGTGCTGCTGAATTAGAAGAACAAAGTTCAGGAGATATATTTGAAAAACGTGCTGCTCTGAATAAACGAGACGATTCATTGCTTGGTGATATTAAACGTGGGTTCAAGCGTTCATCTATAGCAACGCCATTTGTAGCTCCTGATGAAGAACAAGCTCCTACATTTGGAGGACGTCTTACTGAATCGTTAGGAGAAATTGCAGGTGATGTGCCTGCCATGACAGGTGGCGGACTAGGTGGTGCTCTCGGAGGTGCTGCGCTTGGTAGTTTTGCAGGACCAATAGGTACCGCAATTGGCGCATTGCTTGGTGGTGGTGCAGGTGCGTTCGCGTTGCCTCAAGCTATAAAGAGTACAGCTAAAGAAGTACGTAAAGGATCGCCTGTTGGAGAAGCTCTTAAAAATGTTCTTTATGAAACAGGTAAATCTGGCCTTGTCGGTGCTGCAACTGGTGCAGCTGGTAAAGCAGCAGGGCCATTATTACGTTCTGTTGGTGGTAAAGCTGGTGAGAAAATTCTTTCATCTGCTTTAGGTCGTGGAGCAACAGAGACAGCTGGCGAATTGGCTGGTATGACTGCAGGACAAGCATTTACCAGGGAAAGTCCATCACTTGAAGGGCTAGCCCAAAATGCATTGTTAATGGGCGGATTGAAGGGTGCGCATGCATTAGGTTCTAAAATAATGCCAAAGGCTCCTACTGCTATTGATGAAGCTTTTAAAACGGGGCCGAAAGAACGTAACCGCTATTTCGATATGCTTAAAGATCATGTCGGAGAACGTAATGCAAAGACAGTTGAGAGTGTTTTTAACTGGCGTGAGAGACTAAGTAAAGCTGAGGAAAAAGGTAAATTCACTTCTGAACAACTTGAAGATATGACGTATTATAGGCAACGTACTGGTAATCCGCATAAAGAAGGTGATTCAATTGCTGCTTTAACTAAACGTTTACCAGAACATGCTCGTGACTTTGTAGATAATGTTATTGGGCCACATCTTAAAGAAACATTAGAAACATATAATAGTAATCCTGTCACTAAAGATATTCATCCTCGTCAGATACTTGAAGATATTTATCTACCTGGTCTATATGAAGGTGATGAATCTTCCTTAAGAAAAGCGATTCAAAGAATAGAGGGTAAATTCAAACTCAAGAATCCGTTTGCTGATGCTAAGACATTCTTAACATATGAAGAAGCTTTCAAGGAGGCAGGGTTAAAGCCACGTTACAAGAATATTGTCGATCTCGTTAAGCATTATGACAAAGTCATGATACGAGCTACTACTAATGCTGAATTCATAGATAAGATACACAACTTAGAAAAGCAAGCAGGTAAACAATTAATTATACGCGCTCCGAAATCAAAGATTAGTCGCGCTTATAATGATGCTAGAAACAATGGTTACGTTCCTTTTGATGATATCTTTTTAAAGGGCGATTCTAGTAAACCAGCCTTGGTAGATCCTGAATTAGCACCAGCATTGCAAGGCATATTCATGAAAGATGCTTATAAGCCTGATAGCAAGATTATGCAATATTATGATGCTATCGGTGACAAGTTGCGTTATCTTCATGTCAATTTATCTCCGTTCCATTATGTAGCGCTTACTGAACATGCTGTTCCAGCATTAAGATCTATGAATATACGCAACTGGATGCAACAAGGTCATGAACTACGCAACAATAAAGAATTTATGATGGACGCAGCTCGCTCTGGTTTGACACTTGGCCATGGTGATACTAAGGGATCTTATTTGTTTAATGAGTTCCAACCTAATATCAAAGCGATGACATGGGATAATTGGTCGCAAAAGATGATAGATAAGCTCATTAAAAACGAAACACCTCCTAATGCTGAGCAGATTAAATCTATAAAACGTGATATGGCAACCTTTGTTAATAATCTTTATGGCGGACAGCAATGGGAGACATTACAGTACTTTAATGATCCAAAAAATCTAAAGAACATTCGTCGTCTTATAGCTTATCCTGACTGGTCTCTCTCGGCTATAAAGAATGCGCAGTCTATCTTTGCTGGTGGTCCTTTAGGAGAAGCGACAAGAAAGACTTGGTTTAACTATGCACTGTTTTATTTTGGTACTCGTGCCTTAATGGATGCTTTTTATAAGGGAATAGTCCAGACAGATAAGGATAAAAGTCCGTCAGGTATACGATTTGATCCAAAAAAGATGATCGATTCATTATCTCTTACAGGTAAAGGCCCTGAACAATGGTATCAATTTCCATTACCAGATGTTCCAGTAAAAATAGCAGGTTATGAATTCAATCCTGGAAGAGATGCTAAAGGGCATCGAACGTATGGCCACTTAGGCAAATCTGCTATTGAAATTGGCCACTATTTTACCAAGCCTATAGGTGAAATGTTTTCGAAATCCAATCCTTTATTGCAGATAATTTATAAACAGCTTACAGGAACAACGCCGTCTGATAAAGGACCATTCATGATACAAGGTGCTTATAAGCATGGCAGACATGTTCCTTGGGGTGGCACAGAACCAGGGACATATGATAGGTTTGTAGCACGTAGCAAACAATTAGCTTCTGAAGTATTACCGTTTTCAGCTCGTGGCATACTTCCTGAATCAATAACTGGCGAGAAATCTGAAGGCATTAGCAGACTTGTTGGTTCTTTGGGTGGTGCGCATGCAACAAGTAAAGGACTTACACCTTATAAAGCAGAACCTTATATCGAGGAAGCTATCAAAAAAGGTGATACAAAACGACTCAAAGAATTGAAAGTTCTTCTTGTTGAAAATGGATATAGCGAGAAAGAAATTAATAAAAAAATAAATCTTATCTATAACAAGGAGCACCCAAAACAAAAGTCTCTTAAAAAGAGATTAACGATGAAAAGGGAGAAAACAACGTATGCCGATACGATCTAATAGTATCGGTTATGTTCTGTCCTCTTGTTGTATTTTAAGAGCTATAGATTTTAATATCCAACGACGTAATGTCATGCCTTGAGATAGAGCGCGAAGTTTTATTTCTTTGCGCAACTGTTCAGGTATATCTACAACAAGCCTTGTAGGAATATTACGTCGTTTTTGCATAAGAATCCTTTATATATAGGAATATAGTACATCTTGAAGCCCATGTTTGCAATGAACTTATGGCTATATTGTAATTAAAGAAGAAGTAGTTTCAACGAAGTAACTTTATAGGAGAGTATATGGAAGTAAAAAACACTGTCGTTTTAGAATCTATTAAAGAAGATAGAGTATTCTCATTTGTTATGCCTGTAGGTGCCAAGATCGGTGATGCATATGAAGCATGCTGGGAATGTCTTCAAAAGATTTCTGAATTAGCTACAGAAGCAGTCGACAAAGCCAAGAAATCAGAGTAATGCCATGATTATCAATCGTATTATTCCTTTAGTATGCACTTCAGTTGACGCTGCTACTCTAGGCCCGGCAGTATTTGTTTTATTAAAGACCCTTGAGGATCCAGCACTATACCTCAAGATCGTCAATGATTCAGATACTGCCGTGTCTATAAGCTATGATGGTGCGACTATTAATGACTATCTATTAGCACATGGCGAGCTTGTTCTCAATCTGCAGACTAATAGTATACCTCGTGCATATCAAGCAAATATGGCTAAGAATACATCTATATATCTGCAAGGTATTCCTGGTACTGGTCGTATAACATGCACTGCATATACAACATACGAGTGAGGTATTATGAAACTTACTAATAGAGTACATGCAGAAGAAGCATCGTTTTTTGATGCTACTACAATACTTGATACAGGATATCTTCCTATCAATACAACTCCTTTAGAATATCCATGTTTTTTGATACGTATTATCAACGCTTCTACAGAGAATATCTGGCTTAGTTATGATGGCACTACTAACCACGATTATCTTCCTGCAGGTCATACGGCCACTATAGATTTCCAAACTAATGCGTTGCCATCTGCTTTTGTAGCACAGAAGCAGAAAGGTACTGTTGTATATGTCAAAGATGCGATAGCTCCATTTAAGCCATTAGGATCTATTATATTGGCCGCATATACACAATGGAGAGAGTAATGAACAAAGCTATTAAACTTATGCCTGAGCATCTTAGATCGGTTACTGCAGCTGTTATAGCAGGCGCAGGTGCTGGTGTTTATACTTCAATAAGCGTTGCCAATCCAGCTCTTGATTATCCTGCACGTATGATATTATTGCAGAATTTTACCAATGCAGATCTTATGATAAGTATGGACGGTATTAATGATGATTTTCCTATAGCATCACGTTCATCTATCATACTTGATGTTACTACCAATAGATCATCTACAGGTGGTATCTATTGTATAGCTCAAGGTTCTCGATTTTATGTAACACAACTTGAAGTACCTACAACAGGTTCTATCTATCTTACATCATTCTATGCATCGGAGGATTAAGTATGTCACAGATATCCTCATATACAGGAGGAGCAGTCCCCGGTGCAGGTATCCAGACTATAACAGGAAATAATGGTGCTATACATGTAGGTCCTGATGGTGCTGGTGATGTTATTATTCAAGGTGCAGGAGATATAACAGTAACTGGTGATGCATTAACGCATACCTTAACTATATCTACTGCAGGAGTAGCTTCTACGTATACAACAGATGCTGGTAATGCTGTTCCTCTTGCAGGTGTTATACAGATCTTAGGTACTGCAGATGAGATAGATACTACAGGTGCAGGTAATACAGTACGCATTGGATTGCCTGCAAATGTTCAGATAACAGCCAATCTTGACGTAGGTTCAACATTGACGGTATGGCATGATCTTAATGTTGTTGATGATATAACATCTACACTAGGATCAATATATGCTCCATTTGGAGATATTGTATCAGGCAATGGTCTTATAGGTAGTGATCTTGTTGTTACTAATGGTGTTGATATAACAGGTCCTTCTGTATATCAGAGCCTTAATAGAGGTGTTGTTCAGGTTAATGCTGCTCATACGTTGTTTACTTCTGAAGGTGCAGATGGACAAGTTCTTATTGGATCTTCTGCAGGGGCGAGTATATGGTCTACATTAACTGCAGGTGCAGGAATAGCTATAACTAATGCTGCTAATTCTATAACAATAGGAACTACAGGAATATTGGCATCTACCTATCGTACAGATGGTGGTGATGCACAGCCTGTTGCCAATATCATAAAAATAGTTGGTGGTGTTAATATAGGTACGACAGGTGTTGGCGATACAGTAACTATCAATCTTGATCCTAACATCAATCTTACATCGGTAACGGCAAATACTATAACTGCTACAGGGAATCTACAAGGTCTCAATTGTATTGTAGGTAATAATCTAACGGTAACCAATGCCATAACTGCATCATCATTGACTGCAACGGGTGCTGTTCAAGGTGCTTTATTGCATAGTACGGGTGACATTACTGCTGTACATGATATAAATGCAGGTAATGATATATCTGCTGTGCACAATGTTATAGCAGAAGCTGTTACAGCTACTGATCATATTGAGACGTTAGGCGAGTTATATATATCGCATCATAATGGTGTATTACAGTCGGATGGAACAGGACTTGTATCGGCAACTAATGGCAATCCTACAGGAACCAATGGCCAAGTACTTATATCTTCAGGATTGGCTAATCCAACATGGAATGCTCTTGAATCTGCTGATGGTTCAGTAGTTATTACCTATCCTGGAGATGCAAGAATCAATCTGAGAGCAGTATCTGGAGTTGCTCCTGCTACTATATCATCATTCTTTGCAAGACCTTCTGCTGCTATTACACGAGCATTCGGTGCTAATGTTAAATATTATTTTGGTGCTGAAGCTGCATATACTATTGCAGGAACAGATTGTTTCAATACTGGAGGTAATTTCTATCTTGGTAATGGAGCAGGTACTCCATGCAATTATACGGCACCTTCAACAGGTCTTTATTATTTTGAAGTTAGATGTGAACCACGAGATGGTGCATACAATAAAATTTATTTAAGAACTTATGTAGGTATAGAAAACATTACACGAGGAATAAGTTACAACACGTGGGTCTTAGGCAATGATGTTGGCGTACCATGGTGGCAAGGTATGGTCCAATTAGCTGCAGGCAATATTGTAAGATTCTTTTTCTGCCCTACGCAAACATTAGTTGGTTGTACTTTATCAGGTGGTTATATCTGTGGTTATAAGATAGCGTAATAGTTTTTTAACAAAGGAAGAGTATGTCCAAACAAACACAAGTACAGAGGGCCTACGGGCAATATCCTGCACTTATCAATATCGCTAATGAACCAAGAATCTCGACACGTAATCCTACAACTGCAGATCGTGCAGAGTTAGGTCAGATGTGGATCAATAAGCTTACCAATGAAGTATATCAACTTACTTCCGTAGGCACCGTAGCAGGAGGCAATCCTGGCTATGCTATATGGACTCGCCTTGATAATGGTGCAGGGGCTACAGGTATAGTATGGATAACGAGTGGTGCTGCTGCTGTAGCAATGGCTGTTAACTCAGGATATTACCTAACTAATGTTGGAGCTGTTACATTGACGCTTCCAGGAGCTTCTGTTGTTGGTGATGAGATATGGATCACAACTGCTGACGCTTCAGGGGTAGGCGCAGGTATTCAAGTTACACAAGGAGCTGCACAGATTATACGAGGAGCAGGAGAAGCTACAGGTGCTGGAGCAGGCACCAAATTCTCTATACTTAATAGTATGCAAGAATCTGTTGTTGTACATCTTATCTGCACTGTAGCCAATACACAATGGGATGTTGTTAGTGTTAACGCTGTTGCTAATTATGCTGTTTAGGAGAGATTATGGCTATAAGTTCACAGACTTCTGTCTACAATTCCTATAAATACATTGTTACAAGTACTGAACCAGGACCATTTCATACAATACAATCTTGTTTAGATTATGTTCAGGCGTTAGGCGAGACAACTACTATATTGGTACGTCCTGGAACCTATACTGAAAACCTTACATTGTATACTGGTATTAATATAACAGGTGCTTCAGAAGGGCAAGTTATTATTGTAGGTGCACATACCCCACCTGCTGCTGGATCAATTGTATTGACCAATCTTACATTGCAATCGGCTACATCAGTATTGGTATCTGCTGCTGCAGGTACAACTGATATTGTATTCCAAGATTGTACATTTGGTACTTCTATATTTGTTGTAGATTGTGCTAATTGGACAGGTGCATTGCACTTTGATAACTGCTTAGAACAATCTGCGTCTAATGGTATCGTTAATAATACAGGCGGTTCTGCTGTTGAGATACTCAATAGTAGTATAGGTGCTGGTATTGCTCCTATGGTAGCTTCTGGTATTACTCGTATATTTGGATCAAGAGTTTATGTTCCTGTGACATTATCAGGCGCTTCATCTATTGATACCAGTTATATCGAAGGGGCCCTTGTTCTTACAGGTACTGCTGATATTACATTAACAAGTTCCAAGATCAATTCTGGTGCTGCTACAGCTATTACAACAACAACTACAGGACTGGTACGTATCGAGAGTTGTATTATTCATACTACAGGACTAACAGTTATTGATGGTACTTCATCGGTAGAACTTACATCCTGTTCATTTGGAGATACAGATACTATTGCAGGAACTATAGTATTGTCTTTAGCTTCTGAATTTAAATCTACACGAGGTAAGATTGTATCATATCTTGAACTTGAAGATGCTGCATTCAGATGCAATAGTACAGATCCTGATAATGGTATGGTCCTTATTGGTAATACTGTAACAAACAAGCCTGTTTGGGCTAATATCACAAGCTCAGATAGTTCTATAATTATCACAAACGGTGCCAATACTTTAGATATTACGGCTCATGCTGGAGGACTACCTTATGTAGTAGCTACAGCAGATCTTACAGCTGCACCTAATACAGCGTACAGCATCCAACATGGTACCCCTGCAAACTTACTTACGGTAACTCTTCCAGCTGTAGCAAGTTCTACCGCAGGCGACGTTATTCATATCATGGGCTATACGTCAGGCGGCTGGAAAATTGCCCAATCAGATGCTGCACACCAGATTATATTTGGTAATCAGGCTACTACAGTAGGTGTTGGTGGCTCCTTAGCTTCTACCTTGCAATATGACTGTGTAACAATCAGATGTATCACAACTTCGATATGGCAAGTAGAGACTGGACCACAAGGAAACTTAACGGTTGTATAATCGTACAGAACGATAGATTATCAAGGCCTAAAGGGGCTTACATTAGGCTTCTTTAGGCTTATTTATTGGAGAATACATGGCAACAAATAATGCGAGTAATACATATATTACTCCTACAAGTGGGCAGATAATAAAGCCTGTACAATGTAGTGTATCTGCTCTATTAGGTGCTGATAAAAATAATGTGACAGGTGATGGAACGGCGTATACACTCGCTGGCTGGACAAATGTGCTCTCTAACATCGGAGGACATTTCGATGCTACTACGGGGATATTTACAGCTCCAGTCACAGGAATATATGTTATTGATATAATGATTTGTTTTAATAGCAGTACAGATATTAACGAAGAAGTAAGTTATATCGTTTCAACAGCAAGAAGTTATATATTCAGTTGTTTTCCCGAAAGAAAAAGAAGCAGCGCTTTCTATGGTGGCAATGCCTGGATTCAAGATAGAGGGTTACATATTATTAATATGACGCAGGGAGATACGTTATATATTGTTAATAAAGCATCAGGCGCAGCTTCAAAAGGAGGTTCTGTTATACAATATTCATATATTTCTATAGATCTTTTACAATAAGGAAACTAATGAATAACAATTCATGTAATATTAATATAACGGTAACGAGCAACCAAATATTATTGCCATCACAATGCACATTCTCAGCATATCTATCAAGCACCCAGAGTGATGTAACAGGTAACGGAACCGCATATACTATTATTTCAGATACAGAATTATTTGATATAGGTAGTAATTATAATAACACTACAGGGATATTTACAGCACCTGTTACAGGACGCTATACATTCTCAGGACAAGTTGCCTATCTTGCTGCTACTGATAATACAGGAGCCACTCAAGTTCAAATAGGAATACGTTGTGGCGCAAATACTATATACGGTAATGCGTTTCCTGGAAGGCAACGATTAAGTACATTCTATGGCCCTAACAATCTTATTATATATAAAGTAAATGGTACCATGTCACTTACTGCTGCCGATCAAGTATATATATTTATTACTGGTTATGATGGCGCTAAAGTAGATGATGTCTACGGTCATGCTACTGATGTATATACATGTTTTTCAGGTAATCTTATAGGTTAAGGAATAATCATGGCAACAGTCAATAATGCAACAAACCAATATGCATATCCATATTATTTTGCATATGGAATGAGTGCTAATCAGGTTTCATTTCCTAATAATACAGCTACGAAGATTAATTTTGATACAAAGATAATTGATCCTAATAATATTTGTATCGCAGGAACTGTAACTTTTCCTATAACTGGTATTTGGGAAGTAGGAGCATTTATAAATATATCTGGTGAATCTTTGGGAGCAGGAGCAACTGCTCGTATTTATATGCCAAATACTCTTACAAATAATTATTCAGATCAATATAAAGAATGGATGTATATATCAAGTGAGCCAACAGAGATAGCTATAATAGTTAGTAATCATAATGCAGGTTCTCAATATAGTACTGCTCTTTGGATTGAATCAGGTACTATATGGGATGTGAGCTTATATATTGCTAGTCAGAGTGGTTTAGATGATATGACTATTTTGAAAACAGGTGCTAACTATCCTACTACATTATTTGGGTATCTACGTTCAGAACTTCCTGCTGTTTTACTATAAACAATAATAAACCCCCAATGAATGTCGGTTCATTAGGGGAAATATTTAACCTCACATGACAAGAGAGACTTTTCATGTGATAAAGCATTGTAACAATACTAAAAAACCGCCCAGTTGTATAGACTGAGCGGTTTTTTGTGTCTTGTACACGGAGTTAACATGTACTATCTCATTATAATAACCGCCCTACAGAAAAAGAGTAACTGTAAGGCGGAAAAAAGGAGAACATTGAGTGATCATAGAGATTGTATTATCTCACAAAGTCTCTTTTTAGGATGTTCAGGATCATGATAGATCTTCATGAGTTCTTCAATGAATTCTTCATTATCGAATAGATAAGAAAGTACTTCAGCAAGTACAGCATCAACAGGTTCCCATTCTGTTGTTTCATCTTTAGAAGCCTGTATGTAATAGGTTATTTTATCATTTATCACTTTGCAGATAGTACCTTGCTTAGCATAATCATAACGTGTCGGAGGGTTATAGCGCGTAATAATAAGTTCTTCGTCCATAACTTCCTCATCGTTTAGAGTTTGAGCGTAACAGTTTTATCTGCCTTACGCGTGATATCACATCTCTGTACATACTCTTAGGTATATCAGACAGTGATTCTATGCGCAAGCTATCGAATATATCTTTGCATACATCAGGATAATCTTGAAGTTCATAATCAAGTTCTGCTATCTGGTCTTTAGATATAGTCTCAATTCCTTCTTGAGGCTTATAGTCTTTATTGAGTGCTGTCCCCTTGTCGAATGCTATACGAGATTTCTCCATAGCAGATACGCCATCATCATCACTGTAATCTTGCGCTGAAGCTATACCAACAATACTCATTAATGCCTGTCGTTTAGAGAATGTTATAGCACTGTCGGTAGCTTTCTGATCTCCCGCAATAGCTATAACACGTGTCCTCGATTCAAGATATTGTCCCGAACTATGGATCAACCTGGTATGTATAATAATTTCTCCTGCTTCTTTAACGTGGATAATCTGTGTAACCGATAGATTATTATCCGCTAACGGTTTTCGTATAACTTTGAGGATCTCTGCAAGATCTGCATACTCAGTTTTTGTAAAAGCATTAACCTGGGAAAATTTCAGTTCTGGGAATGACCCCTGTGCGACGGAAAGAGCTTGTGCCAATAGATCGATCGCTGGAGATTGAAACGTTTCTCTTGGTTGATTTTTGAGGGCTGTTTCAATCTCCTGAGCCACGATCGATTTCATAGTGGTGTAAAAGTCCAATAGTGTAGTTATATCTTGCTTCTCCATGCTACTCTCTTTTTGTTATTGGTCCATTTTTTCAATAAACTCTTTGATCATGGCTGCGATTGTCTCTGATATAGTTGAATTGTGTTTATGTACTATATCAGAGAACTTCTTACAGGTTTCCTCGGTTACATAGGTTTGCAAGCGTTCTGTTTTTCTTTCATGTACTTCCATAGTATCTCCTTAAAAGGGTAGATCGTTATCTTGCTGTTGAGGACGTATAAGTTCTATCTTTTCAGATTGTTTGTTATTGTATGCTTCTTTTTGCGGCATATCAGTATGTGTTACAACAGCAATATGTGCAGGTGCTATGATATGTTTATAGCGTTTGTTGCCGTTATTGTCGTCCCAAGTTTCTTGTTTTAAGTAACCTTCAACGAGTACGGTAGCTGTATCTATGAGTTCCTTTTCACATTGTTCTGCAAGTTTGTTCCATGCAGATATTTCTATATAGCATATATCTTGCATCGGATTGCCTTTAGCTTCATAAGTTCTTACAGATTTAAGGACAAACTTACATAACTTATTGGTGCCTACAGTCTTATGTTCTATCTTGTGAGCTGTACCCATAAGCGTAATACTATTGAATCCTGCCATAATATCTCCTTATAATTGTTTAGCTGCTTCTATGTCTTCCAATATATTCTGGTAATCTTCTTTCTTTATATATTCGGTAGTTCTTGAAGTATACTTCTTGCGTATTGTTGTACGAATAGGTTCAGCAACAGTATATAATTGCTTCATAATGTAACTAGATTCTTCTTCGTTAATGCAACCTGGTTGCTGAGTAAACTGCCAGCCTGACTTAGATTTGGTTGTGTTTGAATATGGTTTAGATTCAACCTCTGTTTTTATATCATCGAAGTCTTCATCAGCTAATGGTAGTCCCAAGAAGTTCTTCAAAGCATAACGGCATTGATAGGTCTTAATACAGCCAAGCATCTTTTGCATGTTGCCTGCTTCTTGCATTGATGAGCATGACTGCGATGCTGTCTCTTGGCTATAAAGATAATCTATAGAAGACAAGAATTCTCCTGTAGCATGAACGATACGTGTCTTAAGGTATATATGGCCTTCGCAAACAAAAGAAGATTGTGTAAGGCTCAATCCGTTCTCATGCAATGGTTCTAATATACGGTTAAGGATAGTCTCAAGCTTGGCATATTTGAACTGCCCTTTATCTTCTTTAAATAACTTACCTACGACACTTTTCTGAAAGTGAGATAGAGCTATACTTACTTCTTTTATAGATTCTGATTCATAGACAAATGGATTCATATCATTCTCTTATATATAGGTTAAGACTCTTGTTATTATATACCCTGTTTTATAAATACGTGTCAATCAAAGAACCATTATTTCCTCCATTTATTGGAATCTACATTCTTTTTAAAGAGGCCTATAGCTGCGAGTCGCGCCATCTGGTTCCCTTCGAATTCTCTGTGGTTTCTGTATTTCTCACGTTGTCGCACTATCCAGCGACGTAGTTCTTGATGTTGTTCATCGCTTTTACTTATGGTGAATGTTCCGTATTGTTGTTTATATTCTTTAGCTTCTATGTATTTATTTTCCCATTCTTCTGAGCGGCTTTTTTTGTTGCGATTGAATTCTGTGAAGCCAATACGTTTTAGTCGTACTTTGTACTTAAGAGCAATACCTTGCTTAGGCGTTACTAGCCATTTGGCAACTCGTTCATTATCTTTGTAGCGTACATGTATATGGCCATGCTTTGCATAATATTGTTCAAGATATTCAACGTTTTGTTCTACTATATTTATACGACTTTTTAATATTATACCATTGTTGATACCGCACGATTCTATAAGACTTTGTATACGCGTCGCCCATATATCGTGCTTATTATCCAATATCAATTTACGTTTATTATAAAGCCAATTATATGCCGATCTTTCTATATCTTTACATGTAGGGAATTTATGATGCTCTTTTAAATATTTTTCTATGATCTCGTAGTTTCTTTTATCGCGTTCTTCTTGTGCATCGAAAGGGAACTCAAGACTTTTTAATATATCTATCTTCTCTTGGGAAAGCTCTTTATTATTTATAAAGTGACGTTGATTGCACATCCATCGTATTATTTTGGTGTACTTCTTGTTTTTGCGCTCGTTATAAGGAACTATCCATGATCCGTTATTTTCTTTCCATCTTTTAGCTTCTTCAAGTGATTCATACCAATCTTCAGAAACAGAATTTATAAGTTGTATCTCTATTGCATCAACGATATCATGCATATGTGTATCAACATCGCTGAACTCTATTTTAGCACGCTTAGATCTTTTTCTTTTCTTTATATTTATAGAGTGTTGCCCACTATATTCCACGAAACTTGTATCATAATGCTTAATCGCTGAAAGTATATTCTTTATGAACTTATAATCAGAATGTTCAATGATCTCTTCAAGGTTGTCATCTTTTTTAATGTATAGAGGAAGAAGGATATAACCGAGTTCTTTACCTTCTTTCTTGCGGAGTACACGGCCAAGAGCTTGTATGATATCTATTTTGCTTTTCTTGGGTGTCATAAACCCAACAAGTTCTATTTGTGGTATATCAACACCTTCAGAAAGGCAACGTGCATTACTTATGATAGCTCGTTTCTTGTTCTTGAACTCTTCCATAACAGCAGCATGTTCATCATGCTTCATAGAACCGTTAACATCTAATACGGTAGCATCAAGTAACTTTGTTATACGTTGAGATTCTGTGAACTTCTTGGTATCTGCAATATCCTTAACAAACACGATACCTTTACTTATAGGATAGTCGTGCATGGCTAAACGTAATGCAGCAAGATGTGCAATAAGTATTGTATCTAGTTTTTTATTTTTTACATTGATATAGGTATTATGAATTATTTCGTTTACAGTTTCGTCTGTAATGCACGATATAATAACACGGTAGTCACATATTATGTTATGCTTAATAGCTTCTGCAAACCCAAGTTCATAGACAATAGGTCCATATTTAGCCTTATTATCCATAGAATATTCTGATTTCTCTTTATTATTGCGTATAGCATATATCTTTGGAGTAGCTGTAAGGAACAATCTTTTATGTATCAATACACGCTTGTCACTCAAGCAATAGTTGAAATTCTCATTATGTTCTTGTGCTATTCTGTGAGCTTCATCGAATATAGCCAGATGGAACCCATAATCTTTAGGCAATAGAGGGCTTGATAGATAGGTACAGAATATAATCTTGGTACTTGTAGTATCATCTTTTAAGAATAAGTTTATTTGTTCTTTATCAGTGCATACATTGAAACAACAATCTTTAACATCAACATCAAGGGTATCATCATCAAGAAGTTTAGTATCACTACATACAGCCATATATTTGTAGAGAAGCCACGGGTTCTGTTGAGTCCATGCTTCTATAGTCTGCTTAATAAGTAATAATGAAGGCATAAGCACCAGTATTGTTTGTGCCTGCATCTTTTGGGCAATCCATAGAGCTACCAATGTTTTACCAGTACCACAGGCCATAACAATTGTTGCTCTTGAATGTTCTTTGAATGAGTTAATAGCAGCGTCAATAGCTTTACGCTGGTAATCTCTTATTTCCATATCGTCCTTATAGTATGTTTACTTATATACATATTTTATATAATATGTTGACATATGTCAATAGAAAGTATAATATTTTATAATAATACAACATTTATATATAGGAACCATTATGAACGATATACGAAGCCAAGAAAAAGAGTTCATGAAGTCATACGGTGAACTTCTATTAAAACTTGCTCAAGCTGATGAGAGATTGCATAATTTCTTCGTAAACAAAGAAGAATTGGATATAGAAGAAGGCAATAAGATACTTAATGATATACAAGATATACTTAATGATCTTGCGCCTATAACAGCATTTATTTTAGCGTTTCCTATGGAACGTATTATTGCTCTAGCGCAATCTATACATGAAACATTACAGATGGAATCCGATATGCCTGAAGAAGAGAAGAATGCGTTTCGTTATTATCCATTAAGATGGGATATTAAGGAAACATGTACTTCTAAAGATGAACTGGAATCTTTAGAAACTTTATTGAAACGTAGAGATAAAATACTTAAAAGAATAGCGCAAGAATGTACGATAGAAAGAAAAATAATAAAGGAATAGAAATGGACAATATACGTACAGTAGATGATCTCGTAAACAATGTAGACCAATTACACAAAGAACTTCTTGAACTTATGTTAAAACGCTGTATTAGCAAATATAAATTCTCAATGATGAGTGGTATATGCAATGCTGTTGTTCATAAGTTTGTAGAGACCAAGCAGGCTTCGCCACGTACATTGAACAAGATATATAATTGTATGCAGGATATTATCAATGAATAAATTGTTAGCACTGCTTGTTATGTCTTGTATTTCTTTACTGGGAGTACAGGACATAACAGTTAATGTACAGTATACATGCTTTAGATGTCATAAAGCTATTGAACGACCAAGTGAATTATTCAATGATATAGTTTTATGTGATCAATGTGCATTAGAGTTTGAAGAACAATATAATGAATTTCTATTGAGATTCTTTATAGAAGATCCTGCAATTCTTACCTAGCAAGGGGCTGCAATAAAAAGCAGCCCATATTAATAAGGGGCAGTATGAATATTACAGAAGATATATTATCGAAGAAGGATATTGAATTTTTAGAACGCAAGATAGATTATGGGTATTACCTAAAGTCATTAACTTTTACTGCTCCAGTAGAAGGCATTTACGCCTTTACGCTTTTATTTAATACCCCATCGCCCGTGGATTGCGACAAAGTAGCATTTTATAGACATGGTTATCGCCCAGAGAGAGATCATCCTGATATTATTGCTAAGAAACGCTATGGAACATCTGGCTGTTATGTGTATCTCACTACATATTTAGAAGCTGAAGACGAGATATGGTTTGAAATTAATGCATATAACAAAGAAATCCTTTGCGAATCTTATACTGTGTTTGAAGATGTAGCACGTTTGTCCTGTTCTTTAGTACTTCGAATGACTAAGTATGAGCTATACGAAAAGTACGTGATATGTGCTAATAAGCTTGAAGAACTACAAAAAGAATATGAACGAGTTAAAGAAGAATAACTACCTAAGAGAAGAAGTTATTCTGTTCCCGTGGATATTTGAAGATAAATCAACCATGGATATAAAGGGAGATAAAGGGACGTATACGTTTAGATATGTTCTTTTAATAGGAGAGCTAACAAATAATGTCTATAAAGTAGCTTTATTCATTGGCAATGAATTTGAAGGTATGGAAGTTGAAAATCCATCGTGGATATTGAGAGAACTAAAAGGCAGTATCGACAATGGTACAGTTAAATTCGGGCTACATATTATAGGTGAGATTGATAAGGCTATAGAAAACATTAACAAGTCTTTGCCTGGTTATACTATTACATGGGATAAGAATGTGACTATAGAGAAGATTAACGATCAAGAATGATAATAAGAAATACGCTTATTATCGAAAAACAAAGAAAACGAAAATAAGGAATGATCATGAATAAACTATTATTATTGGTATTACTGTGCTGTACAACTGGAATCTATGCAATGGAAGACGTTTCTATTCAAGATGCTACTGATATGACTATAACTACAACAAGCGGCAGCGTTTCAAGAAGGTAAGATGGAAGATAATTTCGACAACACTACGTTAGAAATGATAAAAAGATTACAGCCACTTAAAAATAACAGATGTATGGACAACGGTAGTGTTATACGCATGAAAAGATATAAAGAAAAAGAATAAAGACACTCTATATGAAGCATACCTTAAAGCATCGTTATAAGTTTAAGAGGACATATAAGCCATATAGAATACAAGAAATACGCTATAAATCTGGTAATTCTATACATATATTGAATGATGCATGGTTTGTAAATTTAAGGCAAATTTTTGAGAAACAATAAAGGCGGCCTTAGAGCCGCCTTTTAAACAACTTAACCAACTTTGGTTTTAATATCCAATGCGCTAGCAGTAATGCTACTAACTGCGGTTACAATACTTTCAAGAATCTCAAGAAACTCACTTGGTGTGATCTTACCATCTTCAAGAGCTTCCTTAACAGTCTCGATAACGTTCTTGATATCTTCGGAACAACCGAGAATAGTGCTAATACCTTCGAGAATTGAGTTTGTAGCCATGATATACCCTTTCTTAATAGGTTGACTAACTACAACAATCTTAGTGCACTACAGGGCAAATATAAAGCAATTAACCCCAGTTGCCCAGGGTTATGTTTGTTTGCTCGTCTAACACGACGATATTACATTTTTGGATTCTTTGATTTTGAGTGCTTCTTGGAAGAAGACATATGTCTTCCTCCAATTCTCTCTTTACTTTTTATAAGAGTTTATTTACACTATGTACATTTGAAATAACACTTATGCGCATGAAGTTTTCGCCGACAGATTACACACAAGTAACACTAACCAAACGTACCAACAAGAAAATAAACCTGTTAGCCAGCTAACATAACTAACATAACAGTAGATACCAGCTAGCTAACATAACTAACATAACAGGAGATAAATGTACACTAACATAGCAAAAAATCAAGCACCAAATAAAAATAAAATCATCGATGAAGTAATAAGAAAGACTGATTTAAATGCAGATGGTCTTTATGAGTTACTTACTGACCATGCTGCGACAAAACGTGAAAGAGTTATTGCATACATTATCCATCAGTTATTATTCTATAAAAATAGATTTTATGAATCTGAAATTACCATAGCTGAACGCATGAAGGTAAGTCGTAGGCAAGTTTCAAGGGTTATTCAAAAGCTTCTATCGCTTGGTGTTATAGCACGTAAACGCAGAATAAATACATCGAATATGTATACCATTAACCCTGAGATGAAAACCCCTTCTATTGTAGAAAGGTTTGGTGGTCTTATACCATCGTTAAGAGGTATATTACATCTATCACTTTTACTGTCATTAACGGTGGGTATGACATGGTGTCAAAAACGACCAGAGAAGCCTATTGCGGAAAATGTCTCACAATATTTAAATAATGATCTTGATTCTATTAAATTTCTTACTTCTTATACTCCCTCTGACGGGTGTAAGGGCAAAAAGTTGATCTCAAAAGAGTCAACAAAGGACCGAATACCACAAGATCCTGTCAAAGTTCGTAGGAACATAGTAGAGCACTACAAAGTAAGGGAACTATACCCTATGTTAGACGAATATGGCCAATGTCTTGCAGTTATTGGTCATATGTCACCCTATGAAGCCTGTTATTTGGCACTATACACCAAGGAAATCTTGCTCAGTTCGTTCGTTATTGTCATGGCCAATACAGAGTACTTAAAAACCAAAATAAAGAATCCTAAGGCATATGTGATAGGTATTATAAACAAGGTGTCATCAACCTGTGGGTATAAACCTGATATAACTTTCCTTGAGAGTATACGAGATCACTTCAAAGTCGATAGTACTTGGAGAAACTTATCCTACCAAGAACATTCCCTTTTGATGCAACGCTTAAAGAAGTATTTTGAAGATTATAGACACCTTCAAGGACAATGCTTACAAACAAGAAAAGAAACCTTCAAAGATAAGGAACAGCAACAAGCGCAAGAGCGTATCTTAAAAGCACGAACAAACTCACACTCAGTATATTATACAGGGCCTGTATTAGATCAAAGAGAATCACTTAAGCAAACTTATGCTTCAATTAATCGTTCTTCTTCCCTTAAGAAAGAATCTTCTTCCGAACCCCCTCAGATCATTCTGCCGCAGCCCCCCAAAGCTCCAAAGTTCGAATCTTCTAAGGGTAATATATTTTTGGATATGTTCCCTGTACCCGAGTTTATGAAATAATGGTACACAATTATATAAGTTAATTTAAGTTACCTTAAGTTATATAAAGATATCTTATAATATCTTATAATAAATGTTGACTTTATATAAAATATGCAGTACATTATATTCATGGTTGATTACTATATTTTATAGAGAGGGTTTCTTATGGATTGTTCAATACAAGCAAGAGATTGCGATTTCGAGAAGGTATTTGAGGTTTACGACAAGAACTTAGAAAAAGTTGGTCGTGCAGGTTATGCCGTTATCTGGGTAGACCTTGAAGATAAAGAAATTAGCCTTATAGAACTTATGGGTTTATCTGATAAAGAAAAAGAAGAGCGCCCGATGATGTGTAAGCTAGAGGTCAATTTACATGAGGGATATTTTGGCGTACACGATGGGAACTTTGTTGAGCCTGTAGAGTATGAAGGTTACTAACCAAGAACCATTTAAGCACGACGGCCTAACAGGTACACTGTACGAGCCTAAGCCACGCATAGACGGCAAACTGTTGGCTGCAGCATATAAGCTTACTAATGAAGATATAAAGCCTTATTTGATATATACTAAACCGTATTTCCGTTTCACTGTTGAAAGAATTATTAAACTGTAGGGCATATTATGGCAACTAAAGACGTGGTCCAATTGTATATTACATATCTTAATGGTATTTCAGAGAGTTATTTTGTGGAAAAAGAAATCAAAGAACAAGTTATGTACGCTATTAAACACGACATCTATAGGATATTAAGCTTTGATGTATGTTCATGTGATGGTAAGTTACTCCATGGAATCAATATAAATACAGAGTATATCGTTGTTTCATATTAGGAATATCATGTTGTTTTTTCTGGTATGTTTATTGTTTTTATGTTGCTTCGTGTGCCCTATGTATCTACCCGCTTTATTTTTTATCTTTATGATTTATTATTTCTTTATATGTGCAGTGTAGTATTAAAATAATCAATCCTATTACACTAGTTAGTTTATATCTATAAAGACACAGGAACGCGTATAATCGTTGTTTACAAGGCAAATTTGATACAAAAACGAGGCATATTATGGAAGATAATAGAGGCAATGTAAAACCTAGTGAATTGGTTGAAGTGTACATTAAATTTATAGGCGGTGATGATGGTTTGACGTTTACCATTACTAAAGACGCCTGTTTACAACTAAAACGCTATTATAATGTGCGTTGCCTAGATATTTATGCCGCACAAGGCCAATTTGTAAAAAGAATCTATTTAAATCTAGCACATGTAGCATTCATGACATGAACAACCATCAAATAGAGCTATGTCTGGCCGGTACATGGCCGACAAGTATTTTGGTGTGTCCTATGCCATTAACAAGTGTAGGACGCCTTATCCTTATGGCTTTTGATGATAAGACGCTTACACAGGCTAACAAGTTAGTCCACAAAGACTTTGAAAATTATGTGCGCTATGCCTGTAGTATACAAGCACCCAATTGGCCCCTTGTAGGTTCTTTGGCTGTTTCTCTCGGTGTTGATATGAGCAAGCCCAAGGTTAATGAGTACTTTCAAGCATTTCCCTTCCCATGGTAAGACTTTTTTTGTATGTTAAATACAAAGTGAAGGAGTCTTATGAACTATATATTACTAGGTAGACCTGAAGTACTATCGAGGCGCCATACTGGCGATATAGGCAATGCACACGTACAACGCAGAGCGCATTTACAACAACTGTTAAGCAATCAACATAACGGCTTATTTATGGTAGGGCCGCTTGTTGTTGAGGCTACGTATAACATGCCAATGCAGATCAAACACCCTGATAATCTCATAGGTAAGTACTACTCAATGAAGCCACCGTTACATTTCCTTGATGATATGCTTCTTGATGTATGCAACGGAGTACTGTTTGAAGATCAAGCGCAGGTAGTGCGCATCGTTAGTAAAAAGGTGTATAGTAGAAGCCCGTCTATAGAGTTTAGCGTGTACGAGTTGCGCAATGAAGAAAATAAAAAAGTTAGAGAGAACAGCGAACCGCTGGTTTGAAGAGTATAGAAGCCCTATCACGGGTAAAACCGAACTTATATCTACAGATAAGCTAGAGAATCTAGCTAAAGAACTTGTTCAGTATTGCATGGAAGATCCAACAGCAACACTTACTAAATTTGCTGTGCAGCTTAAGGGCGTACCTTGGGATACTTTCATTCAATGGGTCGACAAGTTTCCTATCCTAAACGAAGCTTATAAGAATGCCAAAATCATTATAGGTGACAATAGAGAAGCTGGCGCCCTCAAAAATGAGCTTAACGACAAGATAGTGCTTAGGTCATTACCAATGTACCTTGAACGCTGGAAAGAGGCAGAGGAATGGCAATACAAGCTTAAAAAGGATACTGTAGGGTTTGGAGCTGGTGTATTCAAAATAGAGATGCCTAGCTATGATGACGGAAACAAAGGTTAAACTTGATAAGTTCCAACCTAGACCGTATCAGTTACCGTTTATTAAAGCTGTAGAATCTGATAAGTACCGTAAAATCATGGCTCTATGGTGCAGGCGCTCAGGCAAGGATGTCTGCGGTTGGAATCTTATTATTCGTGAAGCTATTAAAAGAACAGGTAACTATTTCTATTGCTTACCTACTTTTAAGCAATGCCGACTTGTTATATTCGATAGTATAACTATTGATGGTACTAGGTTCCTTGATTACCTACCGAAAGAACTGGTACGTAGCATCAACATAGCTGAAATGAAAGTAACACTCCATAATAATTCAGTTATTCAATTAATAGGCTCGGATAGCTATGATACGTCTCTAGTCGGTACTAACCCACGCGTTATAATATTCAGTGAGGCAGCTTTATCAGATGAAAGATCGTATCAGCTTATACGACCTATTATGAACGCTAATGATGGTAAAACCGTGTTCTTGTCTACCCCTAGAGGTCATAACTGGTTCTGGAATCTCTATGAGATAGCGCGCAACTCATCTGATTGGTACTGTTGTAAGCTTACTGTTGATGATTGCCAGCATATATCTATTGAAGATATTCAAAAAGAAATAGAATCTGGTGAAGTATCTGAAGATATGGCCCAACAAGAATATTGGTGTAGTTTTGATGCTGGTGTAGAAGGGTCATATTACAGTAAATATATAGATAAGATGCGTTTAGAAAATAGAATATCTGATGTACCATGGGAGCCTAACTTTAAGGTCCATATCGCCATGGACATTGGTTATTCAGACGATACGACACTCATATGGTTTCAGGTTATTGGGACGACGATTCATATTATAGATTGCTACAGTAAATCTAAAGAAGGCTTAGAGCACTATGTTAATGTTATTAAGTCTAAGCCTTACACGTATGGCAAACATTTTGCGCCTCATGATATACAGGTTACCGAGTGGGGTTCTGGTATATCACGTATAGAGAAAGCTAAACAACTGGGTTTGAAGCTTGTTCCACTTCCTAAAACTGATCTTATGGACGGTATAGAACTATGTAGGAGTACGTTTCCAAGGTTATGGATAGACCAAAAGTGCACTAATCTTCTACATGCCCTTGAATCATATAGGCAAGAGTATGACAGTAAGCGTAAAGTATATAATTTGAAACCATTGCACGATTGGGCATCTCATTATGCAGACGCGTTCCGTTACATGTGTTTATCAGTTTCACGTTGTCGTGACGGGTTAACACCTGAAGAGTTAGACAAAAGATATACCGAAGCTATACTCTCCAATAGCAGTCAACAGTTCCCAAGGTCTTTTAGAGATATATAACATGGCCTAGTAGCTCCAGATGGTAGAGCACCAGACAATTTCACTGGAGGGCGTTGGTTCGAGTCCAACCTAGGCCTTAAACACTGTGAGAATAATACTATGAAAGCATGGGTTCCGATAGCGGCAAGAAAGCCACAAAATAATAGATTTATATATGTATGCGATAAAAACCAAACCTTAGTCACAGTTTGTTTTACAGGTTTAGCAGAAAATAAGGCTAACCCTGAAGATTATAACAAGTTAGTTGATTTCTTTATATCGACTCAAAAACATGAAAAAGACTAAAACTATACCATCATCATTACGTGAAGAAGTTACACAACTGCCTTGCGATCGTTGTGGGTTTACAGATCCTAAACATTCATATTCTTTTTTAGTAGCTGTTACCAAGAAAGATATTAAACGCTTCATCTTGTGTTCAACGTGCGTTAAAGAGTATCTTAAGCAAGAGAATTTATTTAAATTATCATTTATGAAGGGTTATCATGAGTAGTTTATTCTGGCCTATTACCTTTGTTGTCGTCTCTATTCTTGCAGTCTATATACTTTATGAAATGTGCACCTATATTGGTGACTAATTACTTCCGTTATCCAAATAATGTGTAAGCAAAGCTGTTATTGCTACCGTGAATATTCCCCCTACCGTAGTAACAATCGTTGAAATGAGGGCATATTTGGCCTTCTTTTGTGCTGTTTCTACTTCTTTATCTTTGTCTTGAGCTACTTGTTGTAGTTTCTCTACTTCTTTTTGTTTGCTGTGTTCATATGCTTTGAGTTCTTGGAGCATCCATTTACGCAGTTCTGCATAATCAAGACCATCGAGAGAATGTCTTTTTGATCGTATAAACCTTTGTACGATACCTCTACGCATTTCCTCAGTATCTTCGTCATCTTCTGATGAATCTGGTGATGCTATATGTCTACCCATTGATTGTTTAACGTAAGGAATATAGTAAATATCTTCTGGAGCGGCATTGAAGGTTATCAATGTAGCAAGTCTGATGAGATCTTCTACTATTTGTGTAGATTCTTCTGGGCTATATGGTACTTCAACAATGACTTCTACTTCTTGTGATGCAACGAGACTTAAGGTGCAAAGTAATAGTATATAAAATCGATTCATACTGTGCCTTTCTTTATTATTAACAATAACATTGCGTTAAGTATTACACCATTTTATTATTGGAGTGTATAAACTAAGGAGTAGTGATGATATTTCCTCAATTATCGAATATGTACCTTGATGA